AACGCTGAGTAATGGCGATCCGAGAGCCGTAAAAACCTACAACCAACGAAAAAATGAAAACTGATACTACCCCTAAAAATCCGCAGGAAGCTTCCTCGGAATCGCCATCTACGTCTTGTTCGGCCTTCATATTTAAGGGCAAGATTACCGACAAAGTTCGCATTGATTTTCTCGACTGGTTAGCGAACCGAAAATCTGCCGAATACAAAAACGCAGTCCGAACAACATACGACAATCTCGAAACGGACATACACGCTTACTCTCACCGCGTCTCAATTTACGCACGCGGCACGGCGCACGGAGTAAAACCTCACGGTGATATTTCCGAAACAGGCAAGAACTGGCGAAATGCTATTGACAGAATGATTAGCCGTTATCCGCCGAACGCCTAGCTCTGGCACCCTCACCACTAACCACAAAAACACTATGCAAACCGAAAATGATACAACGAAGCCCGAAACCGAACTCAAAGAAGAGACTGGTGAGGGTTGCTCAGGAGCGACTTGTTCGCGTCTCTTCCGAGTGCAAGTGACCTTCGACACGGTGATCTATGCCGAAGACGAAAAGGCCGCGAAGCAAAAGGTGAAATATGGGACGGGTGACATCGACGACATGCCCGTCTCTGTGCTGGCGATGCCGATAGATTCCAGCGACGGATTACCCGCAGGGTGGAACACTGGCTGCCTGCCGTGGGGTGATGCTCCCGAAAATACGACCATCGGGGAAATTCTTAACGCGAACGCATAAGGTCATGGACGCGGCACCCTTCCAGCTTGAAATCACGACAGACGCGCCCGCCGCGTTCCATGCACCGTCTTGTTCTGGGTCTTTGGATCTGCGGCTTGGCGACTGCATGGAGGGAATGAAAACCTTCCCCGATGGCTACTTCGATCTGGCAATCGTCGATCCTCCCTACGGCATCGGATGGGATGGAGAAAACGACACGATGAGTGCAGGGATGCGGAAGGATGGAACGCAGCGCAAAATGGCGACATGGAACAATCCGAAACCGAAAGGCTACACGAAAAAATCATGGGATACTGAAACGCCGCCACCGGAATACTTCGCGGAACTCCGCAGGGTGTCGAAACGGCAAATCATATGGGGCGGCAACTACTTCACGGAAAACCTGCCACCTTCGGGCGGATGGGTGACATGGGAAAAAGGCGTGCCAGATGGAATGAGCCTGAGCCAGTGCGAGCTCGCATGGACAAACTGCCTGAACTCCGTGCGCCACGTCCGGCTGCTGTGGGCTGGCTACAAGAAATGCGAGGAATCCGAAAGGATGCACCCAACACAGAAGCCCGTGAAACTCTACCGCTGGCTGCTGGACACCTACGCCAAGCAGGGAATGCGCGTGCTGGATACGCACATGGGAAGCGGAAGCATCGCCATCGCCGCGCACTATGCCGGAATCCACCTCACGGCATTCGAGATAGATGCCGACTACTTCCACGCGGCAAAAGCCCGCATCGCTCGTGAAACGTCGCAAGCGGAACTCTTCTCTCCCCAGAACAGCTCAGTGGACTCCATATCCGCAAAATAATGCGTATTACGCGAAAAAATCTCCAAACAACACACAAATATGGCCAACCTAAACAAAGTAATCATCATGGGCAACCTGACCCGTGACCCAGAAATAAAACACACGCCCAAAGGCACAGCCGTCGCAGAGCTATCCGTAGCCGTGAATCGCAAAGTTCCAGACGGAAACGACGGCTGGAAGAACGAGCCGATATTTATCGACGTGACAGCATGGGGATCGACCGCCGAGAACGCGCACAAATACCTCACGAAGGGCAGGGGAGTCTTCATCGAAGGCCGATTGCAGCTACAGACATGGGACGATAAAACAACAGGGCAGAAGCGCAGCAAGCTGAAGGTTATATGTGAAGCACTACAATTCTTGCCAGATGCGAAATCCACCACAGACCGCAGCCAAACAACCACGCCATCCAATGCGTCCAATGCGTCAGACGACGAGGAAGATGATATTCCATTTTGATCTTTATGAGAATACGAACAATCAAACCAGAGTTCTGGCTACACGAGGGACTTTGCAAATGCTCAGAGTTCACGCGGCTCCTAGCTATCGCCATCTTAAATTGGGCAGATGATGAAGGCTATTTCATGGCCAACCCTATCCTGATAAGAGGTCAAGTTTTCCCTTTCGAGGAAGATTCCAAGAAGATTCCAAGAAGCCTCCAAGAGTTATCTAGCGAGGGGTGGATTGAGCTTGGAATTGACAGCCAAGGCCGCGCGGTGGGAAAAGTTGTCAATTTCGGGAAACACCAGCGAGTCGACAAGCCAAAACCTAGCACTATCAAGGAAAATTCATCATTCCAAGACGCATCCAAGAATGATCTTGGATCAATCCAAGGAGGAAAGGAAGGGAATAGGAAGGGAATAGGAAAGGAAAAGGAAGGGAACATAAGTGAGAGAGAGAGCGCGAGCGCGAGGCAGAATGAAATCGAGCTAGCCCAAAAAGCCGAAACCATCGTGGCCTCATATCCGCGCCGTGAACGCATGAGGGATGCTCTCGTGATAGTTCTTGAGGACTTGAAGGCTGGAGAGCCTTACGAGGCTATTCTCGAAGGCACAAAGGCATGCTCAAGAGTAATCAAGACCCTGCCAAGCGGAGCGCAGAACCGATACGTTCCTAACGCTGTCAGCTTTTTCCAGTCGAAACGCTGGGCAGACGACCCTGAAACCCTACGCCGCCAAGGCGACCAGAACTCAGGAGCCACCAAAGCCGAACAAGCAACCCTACAAAAACTCATGGGCGGCAGATCGCTCAACATCACCGACATGAGCCAAACCGCAAAAATCGAACAACCAGAATGATGAACAACCAACGCACATGCAGCCATTGCGGCGACACCTACACCCACACGCCAGTGATGTTTGGCGGCATCGACATGCTCGCCCATTGCAACACATGCGACGATTGCTCGCACAAGCTCGAAAAAGAGTATGAGGAAAAGGCACGCATCGAAGCCGCTAAAGAGCGATGGAGATCCGCCATTCCCGATGAATACCGACTCACAAACCCAAACCACGAGGATTTTCCCAAAGGGATTTTTCGTATCGGCGAAGAGTTTTTAAAAACCCACGCAAAGCCTTTCTTCGGAATGGTTTCAGAGAGCGGGAAAGGGAAATCGCGAGTCAGTGCTATGCTTGCGAAGAAACTGATATGGGCAGGCGAACACGTCACATGGGTGAACAGCGCAGCACTTCAAGCCGCCGCTCAAAACCAGTTCGACGATGAACGCGCTGGTATCTCGAAGAACTCCATCGACGCATGGAAGCGGACTCGCAACCTTGTCCTGGACGATCTTGGAAACCTCAAAGCCTCAGACGCAATCGTCTCAACTCTCTACGCAATCATCGAAGAACGCACCACCATGCACCGCCGCACCATTTGGACAAGCAACGAAACTCTTGAAAAAATGCTCCAAGGTGACAGGCTTTCGCACGAAGCACGGTCTAGGATAATCTCTCGCATTGGCGGATACTCTGAAATCGTCACGTTTTAACCGCCCAAACTTTAGAAAATGAACACAGAAACTATCAGCAAGATCCTAAACAAAGCATCCCAGCTCACAGGACTAGACCCTGACTGCATCACCGCTGCAAATCGAAAACCCTCCGTCGTTCCCATCCGTGATGCTGTTTTCCTCACGCTCCACAAGAAAGGCTGGCCAAGTGCGCGAATAGCCGCCTACTTTCAAGGAAGGCAAGGGATTAAAAACGTCTCGTCCATATGGACTGGGATTGAACGCTCAAAAAAACGCATCGAAACAGATCCAGAATATGAAAAATTATTCAACAAATTACACTTTGAATGAATGGGCTTTTAAAAAAACTCATGCTCTAAAAGGAAACGTCAACTCATGTATAATTTGCTTGACACCTACAACGTCTATCTAAATAAAATTGAATATGTTGCTCCCGCAATCAGCCATGGACTTTGTCCGAATCATTGGAATGCGAGCCACAATCGAACTCGCCAGATGCGCGAAGCCGACTCACCGCAACAAAAAGAAAGGATCGCACTACATAAGGCTCAAGCTCAATGAACTGGATGATTCCAATCCTATCGTGGCTTGTATCGGGAGAGAGAAGGCGGCACTGCTCGCAAAGCAATACGCAGTCGAAACCGTCCCTTATCCACTACGCAGCATCATGGTTGCTGAGAGGTGCCTCCAGATCGCGAGATCATATCAAGCCGGCTATTCCGTCACTGAGCTGGCAGCAATGCACAACGTGACACCACGCACCGTAAACCGTTGCTTAAACCGAGTCACAAACCGTGATTTGACCGTGTATAGCCTCCCCCACCCCCCCCCTGGGTTAGTTACTCCTGACGGGGGGGGGATGCGGGTAGGGCGCAATACCCCAATAAAGGGCTAGTTTTTGAACAAAAAATGCAAGTTTGCTTTGTAAATATATGAGCGCGAAACCAAAACCACTACCAGCACCCGAGCTTGAATCGATCGGCGTCGAATTTTTGATCCCGTATGCCGGCAATGCAAAGCTACACAGCGACGAGCAGGTCGCGCAAATAGCGGCATCAATAAAAGAGTTCGGGTTCAACAACCCGATCCTGGTCGACGGCGACAACGGAATCATCGCCGGGCACGGTCGGGTGATGGCCGCCCGCAAGCTCGGGATGACGCTCGTCCCGTGCATCCGATTGCAGCACCTGAACGACGCTCAGCGACGGGCTTACATCCTGGCCGACAACCGACTGGCTGAAACAGGTGGGGGATGGAATGAAGAACTCCTCAAAGCAGAGCTTGATCGGCTGAGCCAAGAAGGGTTCGACGTCTCTCTGGTCGGGTTCAGCTCCGAAGACATCGAAGGGCTCGGTGGCGATAGCGATGACGCCTATACGCGGAAGGTCGAAGCACCAAACTACGAACCCAAGGGAGAGAAACCTGACCTGTCGAAGCTCTACGATGAGGAACGGACAAAGAAATTGATCGAGCGAATCCGCAAAGCGGCAATCCCTGAGGAAGAAAAAGCATTCCTCATGTCGGCAGCGCAACGGCACACGGTGTTCAACTTTGAAAACATCGCCGAGTATTATGCTCACTCAAATGCGACAGTCCAAGAACTGATGGAAGAGTCAGCACTCGTAATCATCGACTTCGGAAAAGCAATCGAACTTGGGTTCGTGACGCTGTCCGAAGGAATTAAAGAACTATACCAAACAGACAATCCAGATGATGAGGAATGAAAACTTCGCGGCGATTATCCTGACTCACGGGAGGCCGGATAGACTGGTTACGATGCGATCATTGAAGCGTCACGGCTACACTGGGCGAGTTGTGATCCTGATCGACAACGAAGATGATAGCCGTTCAGAATACGAGAAGAGATACCCCGGAAAAGTTCACGTGTTCGACAAGGCAGCAGAGCGCGGCACGTTCGATATTGGAGACAACTTCGACGGAAGGAATTGCGTCGTATTTGCTCGTAACGCGTGCTTTCGAGTAGCAAGAGAACTGGGCATTGATCACTTTATTATGCTCGATGATGATTACAGCGACTTTCGCTACAAGAGCAATCATCGCGATGAATACTGCGATAAGATCAACCCTTCAAACCTCGATGCGGTGTTCGATTTGATGGTGGAATTCCTGAAGGCAAGCAAGGCTTTGACAGTGTGTCTGGCACAGGGAGGCGACTTCATCGGCGGGCCTAACGGAAGCAAAGCTCAAAAGCTGCAACTGTGGCGCAAAGCAATGAACACGTTCGTTTGTGCTAGCGCGAATCCGTTCGAGTTTCTTGGAAGGATCAATGAAGATGTGAATGCATACGTCGTTGAAGGCATGCGCGGCAACCTCATGTTTACAATTCCGAACATGGCGGTAAATCAAATGCAGACTCAGAAGAACGCAAAGGGCCTGACAGAAATTTACCTGGAACTTGGAACCTACGTAAAGTCGTTTTACAGCGTGATGTATGCGCCGAGTTGCGTCAAGGTGGTGGATATGGGGCCGGTTCATCGCCGCATCCACCACCGCGTGCAATGGAAGAATTGCGTGCCGTGCATCCTGAGCGAAGAACACAAGAAGTCATGAGCGCGGAAGAAAAGGACAAGCAGAACCTCGGGAATCAAATCCGCGAGGCAGAGGTTAAGAATATCCTCAAGAAGCTGCGCGAAGGGAAAACCCTGAACGCTCGCGAGTCACGTATTGCCTACGACTACGCCGAAGAAAAGTCTGGCAAGCGCATGGCGGAAATGTCGCCGAGCGTGGACGTTAACACCCTGGCCAACCTATTCAACTTGACGACTGTATGGGTTCAGCGATTGGCCAAGGAGGGCGTGATCGTGAAGACTGAGCGCGGTCGATATGACCTGTGGCCGTCGATCAGAGGATACGTGAAGCACCTGCAGGAACGCCGCGTCAACCAGTGGGACAACGGCGAGGACAAGGGCGACTGGAACTCCGAGCGCACACGCCTTACTAAAGCCAAGGCCGACATGGCAGAGATGCAGGCGGCAATCCTGAAAGGCACAGTGCATGAGGCAAAAGCGGTGGAACTTGTATGGACAGACCACCTGCTTGCTTGTCGCGCGAAGCTGCTAGCCATGCCGAAGAAGCTTGCACCGAGGTTGCACGGGCAGGAAAAACTGCCTACCATTGAAATTGAAATCGAGACAGCCATCACTGAGGCTCTCAACGAACTAGCCTCTTATGATCCCGCACTCGTTACCGACCGATACGTTCAGGCGCATCGTGCTGAACTGGACACCTCCGCCGAAGTGGAGTTGCAGCCAGTGGAGTGATAGCTCTCGGAAGCTATCACCCGAGGCTAGTTCAGAGCCTGGACAATGGGACACGTCACGCGCTGAGTATCAGCGTGAAATGATGGACGCAGCCAATGATCCCGACGTTGAAAAAGTCGTCATCATGAGTTCAGCGCAGGTGGGAAAGTCGGAAGTGATTCTGAACACCATCGGCTATCATATCGATTATGACCCCTGTCCGATTCTTGTCGTTCAGCCAGACCTAAGCATGGCAGAGACGTTCTCGAAAGACCGCGTCGCGCCGATGTTGAGAGACACGCCAGCCCTGAAAGGTAAAGTTGCAGACCCGAAAAGCCGAGACTCGAACAATCGAATCCTTCACAAATCCTTTCCGGGTGGGCGGCTCACGTTGGTGGGGGCAAACGCGCCATCCGCTCTGGCAGGTAGGCCGATCCGTGTAGTTCTTTTCGATGAGGTTGACCGTATGCCGCACAGCGCAGGCACAGAAGGCGACCCCATCGGGCTGGCCATAAAGCGGACGACGACTTTCTGGAATCGGAAAATCATCATGGTCTCCACCCCGACCGTCAAAGGCATGTCGAGAATCGAGACGGCATGGGATGAGACAGACCAGCGTCGTTTCCAAATCCCATGCCCTCAGTGTGGGCATTTCCATGTCCTGAACTGGGGAAACGTCAAATGGGAATCGGGACTTCCTAGCACCTCAAGATTCATTTGCCCGTCATGCTCTAAGGAATACAGCAACGCTCAGAAGAATGCGGCGGTGAGAAAAGGAAAATGGGTTGCCACCGCGCCATTCAACGGCAAGGCAGGGTTTCACTTGAGCGAGCTTTACAGCCCTTGGAAATCAGTTGCGGAAACCGTTCAGGACTTCCTAGAGGCAAAGGGGAATCCGCAGAGGCTTCAGGTCTTCGTCAACACCAGCCTTGGCGAAACATGGGAAGAAGCAGCAGAGCAGGTAACAGAGCATGAACTCATGGAACGCATTGAGACCTACGCCGCACCAGTGCCGACGCGTGGATTGTTTTTGACGATTGGAGCCGATACGCAACCAGACCGAATTGAGGCAGAATGCGTAGCATGGGGAGCGGGGGAGGAGTCTTGGAGCATCGCACACAAAGTTTTCAGCGGAGATCCCGACATCCCTGAAGGAAGTCAAGGCAGCCCGTGGGATGCGTTCACGGACTTCGTGCGCAATCAATACCGGCATGAGACAGGCCAGCCGATAGCGGCAAGCTACACGTTTATTGACTCAGGCGGACACAACACTCAGGCCGTCTATGAGTATGTGAGACGGCACAAAGGGGACAGAGTATTTGCCATCAAAGGGCGCGGCGGCGAAGGCGTGCCGATTGTAGGTGCGCCAAATCGCAAGCAATCCGGCAAAATGAAGCGGAAGGTTGACCTCTACATTGTCGGAGTGGATAACGCAAAGAGCGTGGTCATGAAGCGGCTCAAGATCGATTCACCTGGCTCTGGGTATTGTCACTTTCCAGCGGGCAGAGATCCGGATTGGTTTCGACAGCTCACCGCTGAGAAGATGGTGACGAAGTTCGTCAAAGGATTTCCCCGTCGTGAGTGGAAAAAGGACAACGGGCGGCGCAACGAAGCTCTCGATATGCGCGTGTATGCCTTCGCAGCTCTCGTAATGGCATCGCCGCAGTTCGATAAAATCGCTTTCAGGATGAGAAAAAACCAAGAAAGGCACGCAAGCATGAAACAAGAAACAAAGGATATTGCAGAAACGGAATCGACCACACCAGAAAACGAGGCGGAAAAGGACAAAACCCCGCTAGACCCCGCGCCACAAATCGCTGAGGATACACCCAAGAGGCGACAAACGCGCAGGCGAAATTCATTCATTGGCAACTGGTAAAAATGATTCAAGGGGAGACGCTACAGCTCAGCATCACAATCGAAAACGCTTCTCAGGTGGTTTTTCTCTTTGGCGGCGCGGAGTCAAAAAGCATCACTGCCAGTAAGATCGGCGATGTTTTTTCAATCTCCGAAAGCACCGCAAGCTGGATGAGCGGAAGCTATGCGTGGCAAGCATGGGCCACCAGCAATGACGGCGTGGTAAGTGTGGCAGGGCGGGGAAATATCAACCTAGAATCACCGCTTGCCGTAGGCGACATCCGCACATCCGCTAGGAAGATGGTGGAGATGATTGAAGCCATGATGGCGGGGAACGCCAGCGAAGGCGTGCGTCGCTACAAAATCAACAACCGAGAGCTCGAACGCTATTCCGTAGATGAGCTTTTGAAGCTCCTTTCCTTCTGGAAATCTCGACAACTCAAAGAAGACCGACTGCAAGCAGGCAGATCGAGCCTTGGAAACCGAATCTCAGTGCGCTTCTAACTTATGGGAATCATCGCAAACATATTCCATAAGCGGAAGAAAACAGGGGGAACGCCGACTCATACCCCGCAAACAACCGCCATGATGAAGCGCATCTTCAAGGCGACAGGCACAGGCCGCCTCGAACAATCGTGGACAACAACTCCTTCCAGTGTCGATTCGTGGATTTATCAGCACTGGGCAACGCTTTGCGCACGCGCACGGGAGCAGGCCGAGAATAATGACCACGCAAAGAAATTCATTCAGCTTTGCCGCGACAATATCGCTGGCCCCAAGGGATTTACCTTGATGGCCAATATCAAAGACCCGAGCGGAAGCCCTGACGTGCTGGCTTCCAGCGCAATCGAGGAGGCGTTCACGAGGTTTTCCAAGCGTGGTGTCTTTGACGTATCCAAGAGCCTGAGCAGGCAGGCAGCCGAGCGGCTTATTGCAACCACTTTGCCGAAAGATGGTGAGTTCATCGCTATTGCGCGTTACGGCGTGAACCTAAACGAGTTTGGCTTTGCCGTCCAAATCGTTGATCCGTATTTACTCGATCCCACGCAATACGAGAATCTAGCCAATGGCAACACGATCAGACACGGCATCGAGTTTGATCCTAACGGCGCGCCCGTGAATTACTATTTCCGCAAAATGGATGAGCGCCAAATCGGCTACATCAAAAACGCGACAGGCGCGACCTATGACATCGTTCCCGCCGTCAACGTCTGCCATGTTTTTCTCCCCGAGATCGTAGGGCAAAAACGCGGCCTCTCATGGATGCGCACAGCTCTGTGGAGGCTGAGAATGCTAGGAGGATTTGAAGACGCTGCAATCGTGAACGCCCGTGTCGGCGCGGCAAAAATGGGCTTTTTCCGCGATCCAGACGGCGACAACCAAGAGGAAGACATTCCGATGGACGGCGAGCCGGGAACCTTTGAAGACATCGGCAACCGTGAGTTTGTCGCATGGAATCCTCAATTTCCAGACCAGTCGATTGAACCTTTCACGAAGTCCATTCTCAGAAGCGTTTCTTCTGGCCTGAATGTTTCCTACAATAACCTAGCATCGGATTTGACCTCTGTGAATTTTTCCTCTATCCGTCAAGGTGCGCTTGACGAGCGGGAAGTTTGGAAGGGTTTGCAAGAGGTAGTCATTGAGCAGTGGTGTGATTGGGTTTACGAGAAATGGCTAGAACGAGCCTTGCTAGCTCAGGCAATCACCGTGGCAGGCAAGCCTCTGAAATTTGAGCGCATGAGCAAATACATGGCCGTCACCTTCCAAGGCAGACGTTGGGGATGGATCGACCCGCAGTCCGAAATGGCCGCAAACGAAAAGGCCATTGCAATGCGCGTGAAGACCCGCTCCGAAGTGATACGCGAGACTTCCGGCAGAGACTCCGCCGATGTTTGGAGCGAGTTCAAACGTGAAAACGACGACATGGAGGCTTTAGGAGTGACCCCAGACCCAATGCCCGGATCGCCAATGACTTACACAAACAACAATTCTGAAGAATAAATATGATCGCGCTGACGCAATATGTAGGAGACTCTAAGACCCACAGCATCCCAATGACGTGGGAGGGGCAGTCATTTACGCCAGATTCTCAATGGTTGCTGCTTTTATCGGTGAAGCTACGCAAGACTGATGCAGACCGCTTTTCTCTTTTCCAGAAAGCACTAGGTGCTGGAATCACTGTAAGCGGATCAACTGCATCAATTTCGGTCGTGCCGACAGATACCAATGACGCACCTGCCACCACGTATTTCGGCGATATACAGGCGCAAAGTACGACGACGGGGCAAGTAAGGACAGTTGCAGAGTTCGAGCTAGTCTTAGAAGCCGCGCCGACTCGCAATCTCCAATCATCCATCGAGATCCACACCGCACAGCCAGCTTATCCTAATGGCCCATCTGGCCCTCCTAACGTGCTGACCATTGGCACGGTCACCACAGGCGAGGCGAATACCAACGCCAGCGCGACAATCTCAGGGACATCGCCAGCTCAAGTCCTAAACCTCACGATCCCAAAAGGCAGGGACGGGGTGAACGGATCAGATGCAGAGGTCACAGGAGCAAACATGGCGACGGGAATCAATGCGGCAGCCGAAAAAACAACACCCGCAAACGCTGACAAAATCACCATCACCGACAGTGCAGAATCTGGAAGCCTTAAATGGTTGAGCTGGCAGACAATCAAAAACATCTTTTTTAGCGACGCAACCACCAAGGCAGACGCTGCCGAAGCCGCCGCCATCGCCGCAGCTGCTACCGATGCGACAAGCAAAGCAAACGCCGCCCAATCCGCAGCCATCGCCGCCGCTGCTACGGACGCGACCAATAAAGCAGCTACCAAAGCCAACCTCTCCGGCGGCAACATCATCAGTGGACCTCAGCAAAACTCCGGTGCCGTTTTTAGCTCCGCAGCACTCGGCACAGACCCGACGCAGCTTCCAAATCAGGCGCAGGTCATCGCGTTAT